ACTCTATTGCTATATTACCTGTTCTCTGCCACATATCTCTTTCTGATTTAACTTCAATCTTTTTATCTTGTAACATAGATGCTACATTTTTTTCTCTTACCTTACCATATTGCAAATCTATATCAAACTTCTTACGATTTTTAATACTAGGTTCTAGTGAGTTTCTGCCCATGTTTTTCCTACCTTATATTCGTTATCCAATGGGCAACGCATTTGTAATTGTTTCTCAGTATCCTTCATAGCATACTTAGTAATCTTACCAAACGCCTGCACATCTTTGTTTACAACTTCAAATTGATATTCATCATGTACACTAGCTACTAACTTTACATCTAGATTAGCAGACGTAGTTCTTTTCATAATGTTTATCAACCATAACTTACACACTACTGCTCCTGCACCTTGTATTAAGGTATTAAGAGCCGAGTGTGGACTACGTGTACGCAACAACCTACCATCTATGCCCTTTATAACACTATGTTTTTGAGCAGTATTAGTTACAATGTCACGTACACGTTTAAGGGATGGCATACTTTTTAAGAATCTATCTATCAACACCTTTCCCTCTTTTGAACCTCCTCCTACTATCTGTCCTATCTTAGCAGGACCTGCACCATACATAAAAGCATAAATAAAAGTCTTAGCCTGGTCTCTATCTGTAAGACCTGCCATCTGCATATTATGTGTATGTATATCTCCAGTTAGTAGGGTATCAGTAAACTGTTTATCATTCATTAAGTGAGCAAGACATCTAAGTTCTAATCCACTAGCATCTGTACCAACTATTGAATGAGTATATATGTTACCTACTGTCCAACAATCCCTACATTCTTTACCATAGGGAGAACGAACAGCAGGTATCTGAGCCATATTAGGACTATGATGTGCCATACGACCTGTTATAGTTTTCAATGTCATTACTCTACCATGCACTCTACCAGTTTTATCGTTAAATGATTCAATCCATGACTTGATTTGTGCAACACGTTTTTGTAATAAAAAAAACCTTGAAAACTTTTTAGCTTCAGGCATATCAATAGTATCTAATACTTCTTCATTAACAATTACATTACCTTTATCTGTAAACTTCTTAGGCTTCCAACCTATAGCCATTAGTCTATCTGCTATCTGTTGTCGAGAACCTATATTAAAAGGTATATGTTTAGTCTTCGTCTTTAGTTCTACTTTCGTAGGTTCAAACCTTTCTGTTGCCCACTTTTCTAACTGTGTAGCTTCATCTGACAGTTGTCCAAGTAACAACATTGCTTTCTTTATATCTAAAGCAAATCCATTTTTTTCTTGTTGGTCTACTATAACTCTTACTTGATGTTCTAAATCAATAGCAGACTTAGAGAAACCTCTTCCTTCTTTCTTAAAATAATCATATAGCTTATGTGTTATGTCTACATCTTGCATACAATATCTTTTTAATTCTTCTGTATATTGACCAAAGGATTTTATCTCCCCTTTAGGAAACTTAAATCTATCACCCCATGCTCTTAATCCATGACCACCATCACGCATTGGATTAAATAATTGAGATAATATTAATGTATCTAATACTTGTGAAGGTTTAATATTTGTACCTAGTAATCTATTTAAAACAGGAGCATCAAATGATAAACCATTATGCATAATGTACTGTTCAATATCTTTAGACCAGTTTTTAAATACATGCATATTACTGGGGTCAAATACTGTTGATACATTTGTATCTATATTCTTAGCTAC